ACCTGCTTTGGGAGCAGGGGGTCGTGGGTTCGAATCCCGCTACCCCGACGAAAATTTCAAGTTAAGAAAAATTGAATGGTGTTGAGCTGATACAGTTTGTATCGGCTTTTTTCGTTTATGTAAATTAGACACAATTATACCCCGTTTTGGGGTAAATAAAGAGGGTATTTCTTTGAACTATCTTTGAACATGTTTCTCTATTTGCATCCGTTTAGGGGAAATTAAAGCAATCTCCTATCAAATTACCCCGATCCAAGCTGTTTAATGCAATTTTAAACATTTAAAAAACATTAAAACAGTATGGCAACATTTAAAGCGATCGTTTTCCAAACTGGAAGACATATAAAACAGGATGGAACATCCAATATAAAAATTAGAATCTATCATAATAGAGAATCTCAGTATATAGCCACCAGCTACTATATCCAACCCGGAAACATGGATGACTCCGGACGGATCCTGCCAAACGTTACAAACGGCGAAATGATAGAGTATGAAATAAATGCTTATATACAGAAAATTCGGAGAGAATACTTAAAGTTAGGGCAAGAAAGAACTCAATTCATGTCATGCAAGGATTTAAAAGAAGAAATAGAGAAATCCCTAGCTCCTGACGCCGAGTTTATAGACTTCGTAGAGTTCGCCCAAAACATAGTAATTCAGACGAAAAAGAAGAAAACAGCCGAATGGTATAGCTCTTCCATTGATACACTATGTTGGTACACAAAAAGAAAGAAGATAGATATTAAGCTAATCACCTCATTTCTGCTAAATAAGATGATCAAAGACTTATATCACTCCGGGCCCGCCGGCATTCCTTTAGAACCGGGCACAATAAGCCATTACCTTAGAGGACTGAGAGCATTGTATAACAAAGCCAAGCTCTATTACAACAATGAGGACTTTGATATTATAAGGATCCCAGGCGATCCGTTCAAAAAGGCTGAGATACCGGAGTACCGGAGGAAACGAAAGAATATAGACATCAACACTCTATTGAAGATTAGGGATTTCCAATCTGACAAGAAACGTACCAATATGGCACGTGATGTCTTTATGATGATGTTCTACATGATGGGAGTCAATATCAACGACCTATATAGTATTTCGTGCGAACGCCGCGGAAGACTGGAGTACACGCGATCTAAAACGAATACAGAAAAGAATCACGAACAGATACCACTTTCCGTCAAGATCGAACCGGAGCTTCGCATCCTACTTGATAAATACACAGAGGGTTATTTCCTCTCCTACTTTCATACTAACTACTGTAGCTTGAATAATTTCATGCGAGCAATCAATAATGGACTGAAAGACATTTGTATGAACTTAGAACTAGACTTCAAGGTCACCACAAACTGGGCCCGCCACAGCTGGGCCAGCTTGGCAAGAAACAAGGCCGGAGTACCGAAGGCAGATATTGACTTCTCCCTCGGTCATGTAAATAACGACTATAAGATGGCCGATATCTACATTGATATAGATTATAGTATTTGTGATAAGGCAAATCGCGCTGTATTGGATTTATTGCAGAAAAAAGAAGAAAAAAAAGACTGAAACGTTTGCAAATACAAAAACTCTCTATATATTTGCAAACAGAATGGTGTTGAGCTGGATAAAACAATAGTTTTGTCCGGCTTTTATTGCATATATATGCTTCAACAGCTCTTATTACTGAAACTCATCTCATCTTTACGCTATGCGCCACAAAACAATGACGCATGGAAATTACAGTTTCAAAAACAGCTTTATTAGATAAGCTGAAATCAATCGGGCGAATCATACAGCCTAAAAACACATTACCAGCTTATGACAACTTTTTGTTTGTCGTTGATGAATATGGTCTTATTCTAGTAACAGCAGGGGAAGAAGGTGGACGCATCTCTACAAATGTAGATGGCGCTGCCGACTTCATCAATTATTCTTTCATGGCTAACGCCAAGACATTACTCGACGGATTAAAAGAAATCCCCGAACAGCCATTGACTATATCCATCCTTGAAAAGGAATTGATTGTCAAGTATGCCAATGGCAGGTTTTCAATACCACTTGAAAAAGGTGATCAATACCCATCCATGAACACGGATGACACTGCCAGCCCATTTCTTGTTTCAGGTAATGACTTATTATACGGAATAAGGCAAGTCTTGATCTGTAGTGCCAATGATGAGCTCCGCCCGGTATTAAATGGTGTCTATTTTGATATTGGTTTAGATTCAATGTCATTTGTCGCAACAGATGGTACCCGTCTAGCAATGATTGAAAATCCATCCGCTTATACGCGCAAGGAACGGGCGGCCTTTATCCTGCCAAGCAAGTTTGCTAAAATCCTTTCTAATATTGTTCCGGAAGATTGCATGGAAGTAGAAATATCGGTAAATCAGACTAATATTTTATTTGAGTTTGATTCATACCGGTTAGTCTGCCGTATGATTGAAGGCCGGTACCCTAACTATCGTGCCGTTATCCCTCAAAAACAGCCCAATCGTGCAGTATTAAAGAAAGCCGATATAGTCTCAGCTCTAAAGCGTGTATCTGTCTTCTGTGACAGCAACTCATCTCTGGTAGTACTCAAATTCGATTCCAGTTCTCTTAAAATAGCAGCTCATGATTTAGACTTTTCTAAGTCTGCAGAAGAAACGATCAACCTGCAGTCAGGCTGTGATATTGAAATAGGTTTCAAGAGCAGTTTTTTGATAGAGATGGTAAACAGCATTCCTTCGGAAGATATTGCTATCACCATGAGCGATCCGTCGAAAGCCTCAATCTTTACCCGCTGCGATGAAGAAGTTCGTAGCCTTACTTATCTATTAATGCCTTTATCAATTAATTATTAATACCATGGGAAAAGAACATCAATCACCTAAACAGGTTATTCAATCGTATTTGGAAGAGAGAGCAAAGAGTGATCCACTCTTTGCTACTTCCTATGCAAAACCAAATAAGAAAATAGATGAATGCTACGACTATATTATAAGCCAAGCCAAAAAACGTGGTGGTAGTGTTGTATGTATGTCTGACGATGAAGTATTCGGGTTAGCGGTCCATTACTATGATGAAGACAATATCAAAGTAAATAAGCAATCAAAATCGAAAGTGGTAGTTCCTAAGCAACCTGAAAAGCAAAAGGAACTTACGTTAACAGCTGAGAAGTCTAAACCGGAACAGGTTGCTCCTAACAAACGTAAAGGGAAAAAAAAGGAAATACCATCAGGGCAATTTTTATTATTTGAGGACCTATGAAACCAAAAACAGCATTACAGAGACAGGTTGTAAAGCTAAGTGCTAAGCTTCCTGCTATTACTGAGAATCAGACCGCTTGGGCAATAAAAAATTGTTTTGAGGTGGAAGGATTCCATAGGGCTAAAAAGATTTGGTGTACTGAGTGCGGAGAAGTCTTTGAGGCTAAAGAATCCTATTTATCATACTCCTTGCTGGGCATCAATTGTCCTTGTTGTGGTAAGCATCTCAAAGTACAGGGGAGTCGTAAAAGGGTATATTCACCTCAATCAATGTATTTCACGATTATAACCACAATCGAAGGATTTCAAGTTTTAAGGCATTTTGTTATTGCCAAGTCCTGCCGCGTAGGCCAACCTGCCGACATGAAGATCAACGAAGCTGTGCAGAATTGGATATCTCCCAAAGGTATTGAGGTAATAATGTCCAGATCATCCAGCTATTGCTATGGCGCTTATGATCATTGGTGTTGGAGTTCAGACATGGAAATACGTTCTGATTATGGAATGAAATACAAATACCACATTTGGGCAAGTCATATCAAAACCTTAAGACTACTCCCCAAACTGAAGTATGCGGGAATCGATGAGAATTTTAATGGTATCACTCCTGATATCCTATTCAGGATGTTATTGCGTTATCCGTTTGTTGAGACATTGATAAAGCAAGGTGATAAAGAACTATTGGAATATATGGAAGATAATATAACCCAAGTTGGAAAGTTCTGGCCAGCTATAAAAATAGCCAGACGTCACGGCTTTAAGATTACGAAACGTACCGATCTGAGAATGTATTTTGATTACTTGGAAATGTCCAATGCCATCGGAAGAGATATTCGTTCCCCTAAATACGTCTGTCCAAAGAATCTAAAGCAAGCTCACGATGAAGTGATGAAAATAAAACAGAAAATAGATGCTAAGATTGACTTTGAGAAAAAGAGGAAACAAGCAATAAAAGATGAGAGAGAATATCTAAAACAGAAAGGTCGTTTCTTCGGTATAGCATTTGGTGACAATCTTATCCAGATTGGCGTTCTACAAAGCGTTATGGACTTCTTAGAAGAAGGTAAAGAAATGCACCATTGTGTGTTTACCAATAAATACTACAGTAAATCAGACTCTTTGATTCTAACAGCTCGTATTGGTAATAAGCGCATCGAGACGGTTGAAGTAAATCTGAAAACTTTGAGTGTTGTCCAGTCACGGGGTGTTTGCAATAATAATACTGAGTATCATGAACGCATTATTGGTCTCGTAAAAAAGAATATGAACTTAATACGTCAGAAACTGACGGCATAGCATACAATGACCTATATAGAATATATAAACCAATTTTGGAAGATGAATCGGAGTGTAGAATTTAGCTCGAACGAAGTGTTTTTGTACTTTTACTTATTGAATGAGTGCAATATTCGGGGTTGGCAGAATCCGTTTGAACATCCCAACAAGACTATCGTCCTCGCAACCGGTATATCAGAAAAGACCGTCATTGAAGTTAGGAACAGATTGCAGCAAAAAGGTTTAATAACTTTCGAATCGGGTAAAAAGAATGCAAAATCGCCAGTTTATTACTTACTTGACGTAAGTAAAACGGTAAGTAAAAAGGTAAGTAAAGAGGTAAGCAAAAGGGTAAGTAAAACGGTTAACATTAAAGATAAGACTAAAGACAATAAGACAATATCTCCCTTACGCGTGGGAGAACTGTTTCCGGCTGATAGTTTTTTCGACAAGTCTTTGGACGATTGTTATACCGAACTTAAATCGAACCGATCATGGGCGGAAACAGTAACAATGAACACTCGTTCTTCTGGAAATCCTGATTTCACGCTAGAAGCCTTTTACGAGTGTTTGAAGCTGTTCTTTATGAAACTGCAAAATGAGGGTGAAACGACAAAATCGCCAAAAGATGCGATGTCGCACTTTGCCCGATGGTTGAAATTTGAACTTAACAACAAAAAAGATGGAAAAAGTAAGAGAACAAATACAAATCCAGAAACAGATGTTGAAGTGCGGACAATCAAGCTATGACCCCATTACATTGAAGAATTCCGCAGCCTTATTCCGTGAGTGTTGTCTATCAGCATGTTCAAAATTCAGTGTTAACGAAAGCAATCGTGAACTGATGAACGAGTTGTTTTTGTATCTTATCAGAGGGTCTAAAAAATTAGATCGCGATAAGGGATTATGGCTATATGGTCCGGTAGGTACTGGCAAATCTACAATATTAAAAATTATACAAACGTATGATAGACGCAGTAATGGGCTAGCCCCAAATGGATATTATCCATCAGGAGGCTTTCCTATAGAATCGGCATCATTTGTGACAAACCAATATTGTCAAAAAGGAATTGATGGAATTTTGAAATATGATGGTTCCAATGGCATGGCTATCGGCCTTGATGAAGTTGGTAGAGAACCAAAAGTTAAGTACTATGGGACAGAAATGGATGTGATACAGTACATACTTCAAATGAGATACGACAACAGAAGAGGTTGTATAACATTCGTAACGACCAATTTACTCCCGGAAGAGATCCATTTAAAATATGGAGAATATATTGCCGATCGAGTTAACGAAATGTTTAATGTTGTGGAAATCGGAGGTAAAAGTCGGAGATAATTGTATCTTTGAGAATTATTATAAAAAAACAAAAAACATGAAAGAAAAAAAACAGCAACAAGAAGATGATAATCAATTTAATATGAACCTTCTTTACGCATCTGAATTAGAAAAAGCAGTATTGGGTACATTAATGACTGACAAAAAGGCTTATGCGTTAATAAGTGATATTCTTTGTCCAGAATCTTTTTATGAACATCGACATCAACTGATATATGCTGCAATTATTGTCCTTGCGGTTAATCAAATGCCGATAGATATTCTAACTGTAAAGGAGCAACTTAGCAAACAAGGTGAATTAGATAAAATTGGAGGAACATCTTATATAATTCACTTGAGCAGCAAAGTAGCATCATCGTCTCAAACGCAGTATCATGCCCGAATCATTGCACAAAAGTATATATCCCGCCAATTACTTGCACTTGCAACAGATATTCGCTTAAAAGTATTCGATGAAACCCAAGATGTAGAAGATTTAATCTCGGAAATCAGAGGAAAGCTAACTGATATATCCTCATTAAATACGGAACATGATTGTATTCAGATTAACCCCGTGATTGATGAAGCCTATAAACTAATTCAGAAGGCAGCTACACGAACTGATGGTTTGAGCGGTTTGGAAAGTGGATTCACTAGATTGGATAAAATGACATCTGGCTGGCAGAATGGTGATTTGATTACTATAGGAGCACGTCCTGCAATGGGAAAAACAGCATTTATTATATCTATGCTAAGAAATATGGCGGTTAACTTCAGGATTCCAGTCGCTTTGTTTTCTCTTGAAATGAATAATGTGCAGTTAGTCAATCGTCTTATCACCAATGTCTGCGAAATTCCGAGTGAAAAAATCAAGAGCGGACAGCTTGCCTGTTATGAGTGGCAACAATTGGATTATAAACTGAAAGATTTGCAGGACGCTCCTCTTTATGTGGATGACTCACCACTTATGAAAATGGATGTTTTGTGCAATAAGGCACATTATTTAGTAAAAGAAAAGGGTGTTAAGTTGATTGCTATTGACTATGTTCAATTGTTATATAATGATGTCAAATATACTGAAAATAGATATTCGGAAATTAATTACTTCACAAGAAGATTAAAATCTTTAGCAAAAGAGTTGAATATTCCTATTATTATTACATCGCAATTAAATCGGGCAATTGAATCTCGTGAGGGAATTGATGCTAAACGTCCACAGTTAATAGATTTACGTGATAGTGGTACATTATGCGATGATTCTGACTTGATTCTTTTTCTACATCGACCAGAATATTATAAAAATTTTCAAGATGATCGAGGAAACGATATGCGAGGTATGGCAGAAATAATCATTGCTAAGCATCGTAACGGTGCAGTAGGTGAAATATTATTGCGATTCAAAGGCGAGTTCTGCCGCTTTTCAAATCTAGAGGAAGACATGTGCATTCCCATGCCTGGTGAACCAATCGGCACGATGTTTGGTTCTTCTTCAATTTCTAAAACTAAAGCGCCATCCTCTAAAGAAAATCAAATTAAAGATGAAGGTCCATTGCCTTTTTAAAATAATCGCTGAATTAATTTTCTTTTCAAGATTTTTTCTATCTTTGCAATAGAATGGTGTTGAGCCGGATTTTGAAGAAAAATCCGGCATTTGTTATTTGTAAGTTACTGAAACACTAAAGAATTCTCTTTGCTATGTCATACTTAATTTTAAAAATTAAATTTATGGCAAGTGAAGCAGTAAATAATTACATAACTAAGCGCTACGAGCGCTGGCTTGATTACTCCTTGTATCATTGTGGGCTTGCCGGTATTCCTGATGAAGCAACAGATGTCTTGAATGAGGTCATTTGTTCGCTCCTTCAAAAGAAAAACAGGTTACTGGACAAACTACTTGAAACAAGAAAAAATGGCTATACAGAGCTTGATTTCTTTGTTTTGAAGATGATAAAGCTGAATGCATCCTCTCCCACTTCACAGTATAGGAGTAGATACAAGCCCCTGCCTGCGGATGATAACGTAGATTACACGAGACTGGATATTGAAGATAGCTCAGATGAACCGGAGGATAGAAATGCTGAGATATTAGAGAAGTTGCATTTAGTAAGAGAGACATTTGAAAGCCTGGACCTTGGTACAGTGGCAGCCCGTGTCTTTGAATTCCATTTCTTTCAAGACGGAAACTTCTCGGAATGGGAAGGTCCAGAGACATTAAAGCAGTTGTATGAGATATACAACGGAGTACAAGAACTTATTAGAAAGAAAATAGCAGGAGAATCTATATTTTAGAATAAAATCTGCTATGGATAATGAAAATATTAAATATGACCCTCGCAATTATCGTATTCATGGGGAAGAAAACAAAAGGTTAATCAACAAGAGTCTAGCTGAATGTGGTGCCGGTCGATCAATTGTGGTCGACCGGGATGATGTAATCATATCCGGTAATGGTGTATATGAGCAAGCGCAAGCTCTTGGATTAAAAGTCCGCATTATTGAATCAGATGGGAATGAACTGATTGCAATTAAACGCGTAGATTTAGCTACTGATGATGAAAAAAGAAAGCTTCTCTCTTTTGCAGACAATCGTACATCTGATACATCATCATTTGATTTCTCATTACTTGTAGAAGACTTTGAAGTAAATCTGCCTGATTGGGGATTACTTAGTGATGAAATTGATTCATTGACAGAAGATGCTGATTCTAAAATACCAGAAGATCTGACTGCTCCTCGCCGTAAAGATCCTCCATATATAAAAATTGCATTCACTGACATGAAGCAGGCTGAATTATTTGAAAAAGAAATGAAGCCATTGATAGAGAAATTCGATGGGGCAAGTTATGTCTTTGGCGGTGGAGAATTATGAGACTGGAGAAAGCATCATATCAAGCTTCCAAATATGCATGTTTACATTTTCATTATGCACATGCTGTTCCTCAAGCAAGGCTTGGGTACTCCGTTTTCAATTCTGAAGGAGAATGGTGTGGTGTGATCCTCTTTTCGAACGGTGCAAATCAGTTCATAGCCTCCAGTTTCAATATGGTGCAGGGACAGGTGATGGAGCTTGTAAGAGTTGCCCTTAACGGAAAACAGGAATGCACTTCCCAGGCATTGGCCATGGCACTAAAGCTGCTAAAGACAGACGCTCCCGCTGTTAAGCTTATCGTCAGTTATGCTGACCGCAACCAAGGGCATATCGGAACAATCTATCAAGCAACGAATTGGTATTACTTAGGGGAGTATGCATCAGAACGTGGAATCATGTTAAATGGTAAACTGACACACAGGCGTTCCATTAACTCAAAATATGGAACTTCAACCATTGATTGGTTGCATGAACATGTAGATCCAAAAGCTGAAGTAATCAAAGGAGAAACAAAGATAAAATATGTATTTCCTCTTGATAAAAGATGCATAAAAACAATAAGATCAATGTCAAAACCATATCCAAAGAAAATATCTGTAACTAATGACACAAGCGAAAGATGAATCTGAAAAGAAAAAAAGAGGACGCAAATCAGCATATCAGAAAGAATATGCCAATCAAGCGTTAAAGCTCTGTCTGCTCGGTGCAACGGATAAAGAGCTCGCTGAATTCTTCTCTGTTTCCGAACAGACTTTAAATAAATGGAAGAAGGACTATCCCGAATTTCTTGAGTCCCTAAAAAAAGGGAAAAATATCGCGGATGCCAATGTAGCGTACCGTCTCTATAACCGTGCTATCGGCTATAACTGCAAGGCGACAAAGTTTGCTGCGACAGAAGGAAAGATTACCGATTCGAAAGAATACATAGAACATTATCCTCCTGACACGACAGCCGCTATATTCTGGCTGAAAAACCGGCAGCCGGAGAAATGGCGTGACAAGAAAGAAGTTGATGCAAATGTGAATCTTGGTGATGAACTGGAAGGATTGAGTGACGAACAGTTACAGGCTATTATTGATGGTAAAGAAGAAAAGTAAAAGAGAAATATTGATTCGTAAGGCGAAAGCTGCTACCATACTCCGCAAACGAATAGCAAAGAAAGACTTTTGGGCATTCTGTTTGTACTATGATCCGAAGTTTTTTTCTAAACGCCTGTTCCTAAAAAAGGTCGCCGAGGCGTTCATGCGTGTGTATGCATCATATCAAGCAAACATCATCTACCGCCTTGCTGTCAGTATGCCGCCACGTGCCGGTAAGTCTTATATATCTTCTCTTTTCATTGCTTGGATGTACGGTCATTTCCCCGAAGAATCTGTAATGCGTAACTGTTGTTCTGACACATTATACAACAAGCTCTCTTATGATACCCGCGATATTGTCAAATCAAAACGTTATCGTGAGATATTTACTGAGATTCACCTAAAAGGAGATAAACAGAATGTCAAAGGCTGGAATGTAGAAGGCGCTCGACAGGTGTCTTATTTCGGTGGTGGTGTTGGTGGTACTGTCATTGGTTTCGGTGCATCTATGCTCGCCATGACGGACGACTTATATAAGAGCCTGGAAGATGCGCTCTCAGACAATAATAACGAAAAGGTTTGGAGTTGGAAACAAGGTACGCATGATTCTCGTATTGAGGGAAGCTGTTGCATGATTGATATCGGTACTCGCTGGTCCTCTAGTGATGTCCTTGGACGTTTGGAAGAAGCTGGCAAGTATAATGAAATCATCCGCATTGCTGCGCTGGACGAAAACGATGAAACGTTCTGCGCTGACGTACATACAACAGAGTATTATCGGGAACTACGTTCTGAAACGGATGAAAGTATCTGGATGGCCGAGTATATGCAGGAGCCGTTCGAAGCCAAAGGTTTGCTATTCCCTAAATCCTCTCTCATGCGCTTCAAGAGTGCTGATATTGTAGGAAAGAAACCTGATGGTGTACTTGGTGCTTGTGATACAGCTGATAAGGGCGATGATGATTTCTGTGCACCATTTGCAAAGGTATTCGGACCGAAATACTTCATCACGGATGTTCTTTTCACAAAGGATCCTGTAGAAGTAACAGAGCCACGCTTGGCACAAATGGTTATCGATACTGAATGCGACCAAATGCGTATAGAATCAAATAACGGGGGACGTATATTCGCTATTCACGTTCGTAAACTGGTGGTAGCAGAGAAGAAAGCCTGTGCGATACAGGCTCGTCCTACTACGCAGCACAAAGAAACTCGTATTATCATGAAGGCCGGCTGGATAAAGAAATATTGCGCTTTCCTTGATGAATCAGAATACACTAAAGGATCAGACTACGGCCGTTTCATGAAAGCGCTTACCAGCTACAAGCGTGAAGGAGACAACTCTCACGACGATGCACCGGATGGCATGACAATCCTTGCAGAGTTCGCAGAATCATTAGGTTTGAAGCTTAAAACTTCGACTCGTAAAGTGGGACGTGGATAACTCTTTGTGGTACACTTTTTGTAATCTACAATAAAGTATTAATTTTAAAACTAATATTATGTCTACAACAGATTTTAATGATTTTCTTCACGGAGTAGATCTGGAAGATTACAATGAAATTTATGAATTAGCAAATGCTGCTAGTCAAGGAGAAAGTGGTAATTATTATGAAGTTACCCAAGAAGGGGATAAAATCTTTATTAAATGTGTCTATGCTGATAAAACTTTAGCTCTATTGTCAGAAGCGGCAAGAAATGCTTTTATATTAAAATTAGAACAGGAATATATGGATGGTATGGACCAAGAAAGTTTCTGGGGATATAAAAGAGCTTTGGAAAAATCTGATGAAGAAGACGTTAGGCATGGTATTTAAAGTACTTTACTTTATAGTGGCAGGGGGATGCTGACAAATTGTCAACGTCTCCTTGTTAATTATTAGAGTATATTTTGTCTGGTTTATATTTTAAGAGAAAAGTATATGCCATCAATTAGTGAAATTTTAGTTCAAGACGACTTTGGAAGGATTGTAAGTGATCTTTGCGTGGACACCATAGAAAATCGTGAGCCACGGGAATATTTAGAAGAGTATAATGGTAAGCGTAACCGTCGCACTACATCCGTTGGTTTCCGTGAACCTAAGACAGTAGCTGTCTATTCTGAAACAGAAGAAGAATTGAATACCCAAACGGGTAAAATGGAGCCTAAACGATTAGAGGATAAAACTGTTCCTGTTGCCAAAATAGTGACCAATATCCCAAAGAAGATTGTTCGCACAGCAGCAGCTTTTTTATTTGGCGGAGATATGACCATCACAGCAGATAATACAGATGATGCAAGCTTGGAGGATTTCAAAAAGATATTTGTCCGCAAACTCAAAATGAAGTCAGTACTTATGAGCTTTGCCCGTAAGGTGTTGTCAGAAACAAAAGCCGCTATTGTATTTTACCCTGTAAACAAAGTTGTAAATGGGAAAAAAGTCCCGGAACTGAAAGCCAAGATACTCTCTTTGCCAAAGGATGATAACGTTACTTATGAGTTCTATCCACATTTTGACGATGATGATGATATGGATGCTTTCATTCATAAGTTCACAACCAAGATTGACTACTCTACCTACGAGTGTGTCAAAATATACACCTCAGACAAAGTTATCACAGCTATAAATAAGGGGGGCCAGTGGGAAATCAAGTCAGATAATAACCTATTCGGCAAAATCCCTGTAGTATATGCAGAGGTAGATCAACCGGACTGGGAAGATGTCGCTTTACTCATGGACCATTATGAAATGCGGATCTCTAGAATGTCAGATACTAACGACTACTTCGGCGACCCAATGCTAAAATCTTTCGGTTTGTCGAATCTCCCATCAAAAGATACAGTAGGGAAAGAATTAAACTTTTCTATGGAAGTTGACCCTGATACCGGCACTGCGTATCATGGTGATGCTGAATACCTATCATGGCAACAGTCCATAGATTCACAAAAGGAAGAGATTAGTAATGAACGCCACGAAATATTCTCTGGTGCATCATGTCCTGATTTGTCGTTTGACAATCTTATTGGCATAGGTGACCTATCAGGCGTCTCCCGTGAGTTTATGACCATTGATGCAAAAATTAAGGCTACGGAACAAATGGAAATCTTCGGACCGGTAGTACAACGATGTGTGGCTATTGTACAAGCAGGCATGGCGAATATATCACATATCAAAAATTCCAATGCTATAATGAATAATTATTTTGAGGTGTCTTTCGGCTCTATTCTCCCGAAGAATTTAGCAGAAGACTTACAGAATCTATCAACAGCCGGAGGTGGGAAACCAATCAATAGCCAGGAAACACTTACCGCACGTTCTCCTTATACTCAGAATGTAAAAGAGGAAATTGAGAAAATGAAACAGGAAGAACAAGCAGCTTCAGTCAATAACAATCCGCTAGGACCGATATATCAATGAAAGGACTAACATTCTACGACAAGCAGCATATACAAAAGATATTGGCTCAGCAAAGCGAAGTGGCCAATATCTTTAATCGATTTATTCTGTCTATTACCCCATTTCTCCAACAATGGGCAAATCGTAGTAGCGATAATGTATGGTTACGTAATCAAGTTGTCGAAAAATGTGTGGATCGGGAGTTGGATAAGTTACAGTCTCTTCTTCTCACAAATCTTACAGCCTTCAACATAGACGCATGGAAGCGCTCTGAAATGAAGAATGAGGATTTTATATCAGAATACATCAAAGGCATGGCTATTGATTCTGTAAGGAAGCAAGGAATGTTTGCTACAAACAAAGACGCACTCTCTCAACTTAGGAAAGGGTTTGATGCACGCGGCAATAATCTGTCTCCAATGGTGTGGAATCTTGCGGATCAGACAAAAACACAACTCGAGTATTATTTACAGACAGGTCTATCTGTTGGTAGAAGTTCTTCACGGATAAGTCAAGATCTTAGGCAAATCCTAAATGAGCCGGACAAACGATTTCGCCGGGTAAAGGATAAAGAAGGGAAACTTGTTATGTCCCAACCTATGAAGAACTATCACCCAGGACAAGGTATATATCGTAGTTCAAAGATGAACGCATTACGTCTTACAGCTACATCTACCAATATGTCTTATCGTACCGCTGACTATGAACGTTGGAGTAAACAGGATTTTATATTAGGCATCGAGATACACCGCTCTGCAAATAATCGCGGACCATGCAAGATATGTGATGCAATGGTAGGTAAATATCCGAAAACGTTCAAGTTTATAGGTTTTCATCCTTTCTGTATCTGTTTTGCTACTCCGATCACGATGGAACCGGACAACTTTGCTGATTTCCTGCTAAACGATACAGTTCCGCAAGAACAGGTTATAACAGATATTCCCAAAACAGCAAAGGATTTTGTTGACGAGAATAAAAATGGGGTGCAATCCGCTTTTTGGTATAAGGATAACTTTAGCAAAGAAGGAGATTTGCAAAGAGAGAGAACTCCCCAGCCTACTACACCCGAAGTCATAAAAGTATCAAGAACAAAGCGCATCAAGACCGATGCTGAGAAAAATGATATTCAAAAAAGATGGGACGACCGGTTTGTAAGAAACTTCAATCAGAGTAAGATTGAGCAAAAAATCGGCATAAAGAGAGGTGAAGATATGACCTTCGAAGAAGCAAATGAACTGAGAGGAAACATCGGTTATGGAGAAGGAAGAGAATTCAGTGTAAACTGTCAGTCATGCGTAGTTGCTAATGAATTGAGAAGACGTGGATATGATGTAACAGCACTACCTAACCTTAAAAAAGAAGGGAACATTCCTTATGAACTCTCTGGAAAAACTAACTGGGCCTGGATTGATCCGGAAACAATGCAGACACCTGAGAAGAAACAGGCAGGTGGACAATATGTATCAGGACTTGATATTAAAAGCAAGACTCTCACTCAATTGAATAAAGAATTGAACGAGTTAACCAAAGAAGCCGGCAGGTATCACATTGACTTTATGTGGAAAGACGGAAAAGGTGGACATATTATTACTGTTGATAGGTTAGAAAACGGTTCAATCCGTATTTATGATCCACAAATCGGTCGTTTGGGCGATTGGAAAGTTATATCCAAAGATATAAGTCTTAAGTATGGAGTAAATGTATTGCGTGTAGACAATCTATTGGTAAACACAGATATTATCGATAGAATAGTGAGAAAGTTATAAGAATGAACTTGTATAGTCTTTGGGCATAGGAGCCATTCCCATTATATCCGGCGATTGTGTATATGGTGCAAGATGTGCAGCATCATCTTTCACAAGAATAAATTGAGGATATCCAATGCAGCATTCCTTGTCTTCTTTCCGGGATGCTGTATATACCAAGTAGCCTTTCCACTCTCCATAATAGGAAACCTGATCGAATCCATTCTGTAGAGCGAGGATCTTAGCTTTCTCCTTATATTCTTTCTTCTTATCCATATTGCAAATATACTCATTGATTCTGGAATAAAATATAAGGGAAGGAAAAAGTTACTCCCCTTATATTTTAATAGAAAATCGTTATGACAATCATTGATGCTATTAAGAAGGGCTTGAAAGCCGCAGGTGTAAACGAAAAGTACGCCTCTAAGGTTCAGAAACTTTTCAAAATCGAAAAAGAAGAAGATATTGCTACTTATGTTGCCTTATTCAAAGACAATATTCTTCCTGATCTTGAAGATACATCCGCAGTAGAAAAAGCGAAAAAGGACGCTATCGCTGAATATGAGAAGAATAATGGTCTGAAGGACGGTAAGCCAATCAAACCAGTTAAAAAGACCAAGAAAACGACAGAATCAGAAGAGAATGAAGAAAATGAAGAAGAAGATCTCGAAGGTGTTCCCGCCTCTTTGATGAAACTATTCAAGGCTCAACAAAAACAAATATCAGAGTTAGCCAATAGCGTTACCACCTTAACTGGGAATATTACAACATCCAGCAAACAGGCTTCAGCTAAGGTTCTCTTTGATAACGCAAAATTACCAGAAAAGTGGTTCAAGCGTATCGACGTAAATTCTGAAATATCTGTCGAAGATCAGATTAAGGAATTGGCAGACGAGTATGCTGAAATTCGCCAGTCCGCTGTGACAGATGAAATCGAAAATGGTAACTACACCCCACAATCACAGGTAAAAGACCGTAGTGAAAAAGAGTGGCTGGATATCATGAATAAAGAAGAAGGAGCTGGTGAATCCAGTGGTGTCGCTAGTCTTGGTATTGAGTAATAACTAAATTTTATTGTATCATGTATTTAAAAAAAGAAAAAGAATTTCAGTACCATCCCGCCATCATTAAGATGTTGGAGGATGTTGTCGGCGGTGGCACTATTGCCCGTGCTGATTTGAGAAAGGTCCTGTTTGACGGACAGCCATTAGATGAGTTGCCACCTTACTGCATCGCAGGACGCGATGAAAACGGTGGTTGGCATATCATCAAGACAGCAAAAGTGCTGGAGGCTGTAGAAACAGCAGGAAAAATCATCAAGGTAGCTAAAAATCATCTGTTTGCAATTGGTGATTTCGTGACTGTCGGTGGAAAATTTGATGGAGCATCCGATAAAATTACCGCTATCGACAAGAGTAATGCTGCTTATGACTCTATTACGCTGGCGGCTGCCATTGGTGCGATGGCCAAAGATATGGTATTGGTCGCTGTAAAATCAAAAGCTGATGCAGGTTCTGCCGAGGCTACAGTAGAAACATCCGAGGTGGTGATTACGATGGCTAAAGTTGATCTGACTGTTGCTAATCAATCTTGCGGATTGATGGTAAGAGGTACTATTGAGGAACGAAATATGCCATTCCCTCTTGATGCTGATTTGAAGAAGCTTATGCCTCTCATTCGTTTTGTATAATCTATTAATTCATAAATCATTATGGAAAGAAGCTTAATCAAGCAAATTAACAAGAAAAACATGGCGGCACGTCTCAACTCCCGTCATGTGAAGCCGATGTATTACCCGAATTTCTTTGGTGTGAAGAGAGTTACTTCATTGAAGTGGGAAACATTGGTTGGTGAAAAAGGCGCTCCGGTTATTGCTGACGTTATTTCTTTCGATGCATCTGCACCGGAGAAAACGCGTGAAGTGATCGGCAAAATGTCTGGTGATATTCCTAAGACCGCTATTAAGCGCTCGATGACTGAAAGTGAATATCAAGAATACAAGCAGTTACAACGCGATGCCCAGGGCGATTCTGATCAATTGGAACTATTAAATCTTGGTTTCAAAGATACCGATTTTGTGCATAATGGTGTCCGTGGACGTATGGAATGGGCTAGTATGCAATACATGTCACGTGGCGGAACCAACTTGACATCCTCTAATAACAACGGCATCGTAACTACGGAATTTGTCGGCGTGGGTATGCCTGCTGCCAACAAAAAAGTATCCTCCGTAGATTGGGCTACCGCTTCTACTGCTGATGGTCTTCAAGATATTGAAAATGTACTGGCCGATGCAGCCAAGGAAGGTGTGTCTCTTCGCTATATTATTATGCTTACTACTGAGTTCTCTTTGCTGAAAAAGCAGAAAGCAACTATTGATAAGATTAAAGGCTGGATCAATCAAACGTCCAAGGTCGTTATCACAAAAAAAGTGATTAATGAATATCTTGCAGAACAAGAAAACCCATGTCAGATTATCACAATCAATCCGGCGCTCCGTATCGAAGATAAGAACCACAAACGTACTACTATCTGTCCGTGGGTTCGCAAACGTATTTGTTTCTTAGAGGATTTGCGTGTAGGTGATATCCAACACGGACCAATTGCAGCAGAAGATTCTGAGAGTCTGAGAAAGAAAGCATTGATGGTAAAGAAAGATTTTGTTCTGATTACCAAATGGTCAACCGAAGAACCATTTAAAGAATGGACCAAAGGAGAAGCAAACGCATGGCCGGTAGTTAATGATCCGGAAGCGATGTACATTCTGAAAGCTGACGGTAAAGCATGGGCAGCCGATGAAGCTACAGAAGGAACAGACAATATCCCCGCTAAATTCTTGAGTCAGGAAGTTGAGAAAGAAAACTTAGAAGCAGAAGACGAAGAGTAAACAGTTATGGCAACAATCAGAGAAACAATACTAGAATATCCATCTATTGAGGATATGGAAGGCTTCTTGGATAAGGTAGTCTTCATTAAGCGGGGTATCAACCCCGAAGCAGAATGTACTACTGAAAGCATGAAGCTGGTCGGTCTTTGTGTCGCTGATATGTATGTCATGATGGTAAACTCACCGGATTTCAGTGAAAACAAGCTTTCTATCACTCATCCCCGTTCTTTCTATATTCAGACTGCAAAGCAGCTGTATATAGAAAACGGGGAGCCGGAGAAGGCGGCTAAACTTGGCAAGCGAATCATTATCAAAGGAAGGGCAGGTAGCAGATGGTAAAACGATACCCACATACAGCGATAGTCACTATGTCTGCTAAAGGGCAGGTTGTTGACGGTGAATTGGTTCCGGGAATACCAGTTGAAATATCTGTCTCCGGACGTTATGACCCAGTAAGCGATGGAAGAATCGTTCTCAAGCGTAATTCGGCTGGTGATGAAGCGCAAGTACATGGCTATTTCTATACCAAAATGCAGCCACCGGCCGGTAGTAAGTTTTTGCGTTTGAAAGTCGAATCAAAGGGTATTGATGTACCTGTTATCTGTTGGGAACTTTATCAATCACATTCAATTATCAACGTATGAGAAACGGTATGACTCCCCTATTCACTTATGATGAATTGGAAAAATGGTTTGATCGCTTTCAAAGTAAAGCAGAAGATAAGATGCTTGTATTCCTGCAGGCAGGAGGTGAAAAGTTTATCGAAGTAGCCCGCCGGAGTGGTTCATATAAAGACCAAACTGGCAATCTTCGAAGCTCTATTGGATATATAATAGCCAAAGACGGCGAAGTGGTTACAGAAAACTTTAAGGAGGGTGACAAAGGGACTGATAAGACAACCGGTAAGTACAAAGGTCGCAGGCTTGCAGAAGAAGTCTCACTATCATATACTGGCGGTTATGTGTTGGTTGGTGTTGCAGGAATGGAGTATGCGGCAGCCGTGGAAGCTAAAGGGTATGAGGTTGTTTCAGGAGCTAATACGCAATGTGAGAAGTATCTAAGAGATACATTGAAGTCAATTTTTAGCAAGATTTGATTATGGATGAATTCGACGCTGTAGATATAGTTTATGATGCTGTGGCCGCTGCGGGCATCGATGTTATGATTTACAAGGATAAGTCGGAAGCCGGCTTTACTAATGAACACATCGTTATCAATCATCTGCAATTGAATGAGCTCGACTTCATCAATAAAGTGCCTGTTAATATCAACATCTTTGTTCCTTGGAGTGATGAAAATGGTATGTTAAAACGTCAACGAATGAAAGAATTAAAGCGTAAGGTTAGGAAATCGCTTGATTCAATCAATAGCAATGACGGTACATGTAAAGAAGTAACAGTCCTCTGGAGCGTTCCAATGCCGGACCTGAAAGAAGGCTTTGCTTGTACAAATATCAGATTAGAAATTTTAATAGATCAATAATTATGGCAGGAGAAGCTAGACCTATCGCTATGGGCGTAGGTGGAATTAAATTTGGAACAGTCGGTGACGGCGTTCCCGGTGCAGATCTCAAAGATTATCCCCTTCCGACCAAAGGAAGCGTTGCATTTAACTTTGCAGATCCAAAGGAAGTGAAGATTGAAGTAGAAGGTAGTGAAGAACCTTTTTATGTTGAACTGGTGAAAGATACGACAGATTATGTCGAGTTCTCCATCCCTACTCCATCAAATGAGGTTCTTAAAGAACTAGCAGGCGGTGAAGTGGATACAACAGGAGGAAAAAATATCTGGAAAAAGCCTCTTAGTACTCCTTCTATCTCTAAAACGTTCCAGTGTGAAACATTACCTAAAGACGGTAAGAAGGTCGTTTATACCATCGTAAATGGCAAGATCGCCTCAAAGATTTCACAGGCTCCCGGATCAGAGCAAGCAGAGTTGTTGCTTGTTCGTGTATATATGCAAGCTGCTGTTACTGCAGACGGTAAGAGACAGACTGCTTTCATGCGCGAAGTAGTTACTATTGCCGGAGGCGGAGAAGCCCCAGCGAATGCTGCGAATGTCGAAGGCGGAGAAGCTGCTCCAAGTGGTGCGAAAAAATAAATAACGGTTCTGTATAGCTCAGTTGGTTAGAGCGCTACATTGATTATGTAGAGACCGGCGGTTCGATTCCGCCTACAGGAACAAACTATTGAAGGATGGAGCTGAAAGTATTGAAGGTTAGTTGCAAATAACCGGAAGTATTGCCCGGAAGTACAACGGGCTAGGCTCCTTGATGAAATTATGAGTATAAAGAATTTATTTCAGCAAGAGTCTGAATCCGTTACGGATCAGGCTGTCAAAATTCCATTCGAATTTACTAACCGGGATTCTATTCCTAAAGGAAAGGACCCCGGCAATTGCATAGTTATAAAGCCTGTCACCGTTCGGACATGGTTTCGGATACGCCCTTTCCTTCTTGAAGTCGAGAAAGAAGATCTTGATAAGATGATTGTGAAGGACGGAGAACTCAATGCAGACTTTCCGGAACTGATGAATAAATACGGAGGATTGCTTTTTGACATCGTCTGCCTCGGGATTCACAATAAGCCTAGTGATCCTCCGGAATGGTTCAAGAACGCTCTCGCAGACAATACGACATGGGAGGATATACGGATCCTGTTTAATGCAATTATATATCGCATAGGGTATCACCCTTTTTGCACCTCTATCACGATGCTTCGGAACGTGAGCCCGCTACGAGAGACGGAGATAATAGCCGCTCAGAAGAATTTGCAAAGTTGGAAGGATGCAACCAAAGCAGATTCCTAGTGATTGTAAAAGAAGCTCTAGGATTAACGTTTAATCAGACGTTGGATAGTAGCTATGGATTGATAGAGACATTACTGCAGGAGTACTCATTTGTAATGAGAGAGCGTAATAAGATTACTGATGAAGACGGTAAAGTTGAAGGTAGAGATTATGAATGGGTAGAACTACCCTCTTTTGATGATCCTAGTAAGACGATCAGGATAAAGAAGTATAACGATATAGCCGGTAAGGTCAAGGGTTAAGGTAATTTGCTGTTGTGTTTATATATTAGGTTAACTGTTTTTTTTATTAAATTGGTTTAGAGTATTGTGGTCCCTTGTATCTGTGAAGATATAGGGGATTTTTTAATATCCCCTTTTTATCTCAGCATCTACGCTATCCATCATCTTTGTTATTTCGACATTATCCCTTTCCAAATTTTGGATAATACGGGATTGGTAAGTGATCATCCCTTCAATTCTTCCTTTTTTGAGTCCGAGGCTTAGGCCTCTTTGAAAAGCTTCCTGTAGTTCTTTCTTCCGGAGAACGCTATTCACTCCGTTTTTTAGTTCATTTTCCTTGGTCATGGTGCTAATGAATGTTTGGTTTATATATTATAAGAAAAGGCTATCTCTCCCCTATTCTTTCCGACCAAGGAACATAATCTATTGCAACGCATTAGGATTATGTAGCAAAGGGAATTGATAGCCTATATTGTGATATAGTAGGCGAATCAACTCCCTAATACGTTGAAATAAAAATTGTTCCTTGGTCTTAGAACACTGCAAAGATGCTTATTCTTCTCGAAATAGCCAAATTTTAGCTTCTCTTTATATTTTAAGAATAAATGCTATGGGTATTCAAAATAAAGACGGAGCGTTATATTTTGCGACAGGAATAGACAACTCGGGGTTATATTCCGGGCGCCGAGAAGCGATAGGAATTATCAAGGCGATGGCCGGTGAGATCACTTCTTTTGATGTATTCGGTGGGATTGGTATAAGTGCGGGCATTGCATTTGCCCAGGCCGCCAAAGGTGCATACGACTTTGAAAAGCAGTTCCAACAAAGTATGAAAGAAGTTGCTACCCTTTCAAGCGGAATAAAGGGCAGTCTAACCGATTATATGAATCAAGTCGTAGAACTGACCCGAGAGGTGCCAGTACTTGCGAATGATGCGGCTAAAGCATTGTATCAGATTGTATCTGCCGGCCATGATGGTGCGGATGGTATGAAGGTTCTAGAAGTATCGGCTAAAGCTGCTATCGGTGGAGTTACCGATACGGCTACGGCAGCAGACGGTATCACTACCCTATTGAATGCCTATAAGCTTGATGTTTCAGAAGCAGAAAAAATATCAGACCAATTATTTACAACTGTCAAGCTTGGTAAGACATCGTTTGGTGAATTAGGTAAGAGTATCGCGCAAGTTGCCCCCATTGCTGCCAGCTATGGGGTAGAAACAGATCAAGTATTGGCTGCTGTAGCTACACTTACCAAACAAGGTACTCCAACGGCGCAAGCAATGACTCAAATACGTGCTTCCATTATTGCAGTATCCAAGGTGCTCGGTGATGGCGCATTTGATAACAGGACCTATCAAGAGGCGCTAGCAGAAGTTGCTAGACAGGCAGGAGGCTCGGAAGCAGAACTTCGTAGATTAGTGCCGGAAGTTGAAGCTGTTAATGCAGTTCTCGGGTTAACCGGTATAAATGTCAAAGAGGCTGCCGGACATCTGGAAGAAATGCAAAATGCCACAGGTGCTGCCGAAGCAGCTTTTAAAGAAATGGCTTCTTCTGCTGATAATCAAATGAAGCTACTGGGGAATAACATAACGGCCGCCCTTCGCCCGTTAGGACAGGAAATCTTAAAAGAAATATCTGCCGCAGCACAATCTATGAACGAAGCCTTTAAAGATGGCAGTGTTCAAGAGGCATTGAAAGATATAGGCGCCTTAATAGTTGTCGTCACGACTGCCCTTGCAGGATACCAAGGAGGTATTCTTGCTGTAAGTACTGCTAAACAAGTATATGCAACAGTTACGGCTATTGTTAATAAACAGCGTGCTATTGAAGCGGCCAACCTTGTATTAACCAAAGGTATGTATGCCATTGAAGCTACCATGATTGCCAAGAACACATCTGCCCGTATTCTTTTAACCAAAGCTTTAAAGGCTCAAACAATCGCTCAACTGAATAATGTTGCTACAATGTTGACTAATCCATATATTGCAGTTGCGGTAGCATTCGCAGGGCTTGGATATGCTGTTTACAAGTGTGCCACGGCTACGACCGCTGCCGAAAAAGCTCAAAAGCGATTCAATGCTACCATAAAGGAAAGTAAACAGAGGGCAGAAGATTATAGGAATCAAATTCAAGATCTTGTGTCCGTTGCCAAAAACGATGCAGCTGCCACTTTTGAAAGGCATAAAGCCTTGCTTCAATTACAGCGCTTAATGAAATCCGTTTTTAAGGATATGGATTTGAAGAAGCTGAAAGATATGGATGATTTGGAACTAACTAACAAAATAGCAGAAGCAGAAGCAAGAAGAAATGTTATTATAGCTAAAACACAACTTGTTCTAAAACAAAAGGCGTTGTCACAATCAGAAAAAACGTATGATAACTTGAAAGATACCCCCGGAGTGTCCTTAAGCTCACTGAACGACTCAAAAAAGGATATGGATACGGCCAAAAATGAAGTAAAAATGTGGCAGGATGAAGTTAACAAAGCTGTTGATATTCATTCAAAATCCAATAAAGCGCTAGTGCAAACTCAAAAAGAAGCTCATGAAAAAGCTACTACGCAAAATAAGGCTTTTTGGACGAAGCAGAAAGACGATGCTACAAAAGCACTAGATTCAATCGCTTCGGCACAAAAGAAATTGATGGATGCCGGAAATTTCAAGGGTATAGACTCCGCTGTGGTAAAGTCCTATAAAGAAAATGCCAAGAAATTGAAAGAAGCTGAGAAAGAATTAAAAGTCTATGACTCATCTTCCAAACAGGACGATAAAACGCAAAAGTTACGTGAGGAGCAGGAAAAATACAAGCTCCTGCTCGATAAGCAAACACGCGAACAGGAACGAATCAAGATCGATTCAGCAAATGAACTCGAACAGATTGAAATAAACAAACTCAAAGAAAGTAGTGAAAAGGTCCTTAAACAAAGAGAGCTTAATCACAAACTAGAATTGCAGGCTATTGAGCGTGAAGCAGAAGATAAGAAATTACAAGAAATTGAAAAAGCTCGCTCTGCTTTTGAAGCTAATCCGGAAAACAAGAAGAAGACTTTTAATACAAGTGCTTTCATCAATTCTGAGTCAACGAAGAAACTGTTTGCCATGTTCGACAACGTTGCAAAGGAAGCCGCTGCGACTTCTGATACAAAGTACAATCGTGGAGATGATCTATCTGATTTGTTGAATCAGTATCAGGACTATACAGATCAACGGCTTGCGATTGAACGAAAGTTCAACGAAGATATTGCTACTCTTCAAGAACAGCGCAAACAGGCAGAAAAGGACGGAAATACAGAACAGGTAGAACAGATTGATCGTTCCATCACCCAAGCTACAAAAGATAAGGGTATGGAACTTATGAATATGGACTATAATAAGCTGAAAGAATCTCCGGAATACGTTCGTGCCTTTGAGAATTTGAAAGAAACATCTTCTGAAACTCTTAATTCTCTTCTTTCTCAACTAGAGAATGCAAAAGGGACAGCAGCTAAGGTATTATCTCCGGACCAACTTCGTGAATATACCAGCACTATTCAATCAATCATGGATGAACTGGATTCACGTAATCCGTTTCAATCATTATCTGACAAGAAGAAGGAACTGGCAGAAGCGGAGGAAGAACTAGCTAAAGCGCAAATTGAGTTAGAGAATGCCCGGACCCAGGCGGAAGCAGTGAAAGGCGGTGCTATGATTGAGAACGGTGTCAAGTCTTCTAAGTATAATCTCAAGACCGGAAAGATCGATTCAACTAAAGCTTATCTAACCGAGGCGCAGGCGTTGGATAAGGTGAAGGAGAAAACGGATAACTACAATGAAGCAAAAGACAAAACGACGAAAGCCAGTGCAAAGGTACAAGCTGCTGAAAGGAAAGTGGCAAGCGTTATCGGAGAACTCGGTGACGCTTTAAAAGATCTAGGTTCAGCTATCGGCGGACAAGCCGGTGAAATTATAAGTATCATTGGCAATATCGGCACCTTCGCCATGACAGCGATGAATGGCGTAGAAACGGCATCAACAACGGCATCAACTGCAATCAAAGCGGTTGAAAAAGCATCTGTCATTCTCGCCATCATCGGTGCAGCTATGCAGATAGCAATGAAAATCTTCGACCTGTTCGGCAAAGACGACACAACAGAAAAGTATGAGAAAGCCAAAGAAGCTTATGAATCTTATATCAACATTCTTGATAGAGTGATAGAAAAGCAACTGGAATTGGCTGCAACTCTTACAGGAGATAATGCGAATGCTGCTTATGACAAGGCCCTTGAAATGATAAGGCTACAGAATGAGAATGCACGTATTTTAGGTAAACAATACTTGAACTCTGGTGCATCCGGCAAGTCACATTCAAAGGGATATACTGAAGTGGAAGATATGTCCATGGAGGGGTGGAAGCAAGCAGCAGATACGCTAGGTATGAGCGTCGATGAATTTAAAGACAAAATGGGCGGACGCATGGCCGGTCTGTTTGATTTGACAGATGAACAACTTGCAAAACTTCAAGAAAATGCTGGGATCTTCTGGTCACAACTTGACTCTGACACTCAAAAATTCGCGGATCAGATAGTGGATGGTGTTACCCAGGTTGCAGAGGTTGTCGAGCAGAAGATCACCGATGCTACTCTCATTGATATAGACGGACTTCGTTCAGACTTTCAGGATCTGCTTACAGATATGGATGCCGATAGTGCTGATTTCGCAGATAATTTCGAGGAATACATGAAAAATGCTATTCTTAATTCCATGCTAAAAGAATCGTATATGGGTAGGCTAACAGAATGGAGAAAGAAGTTCTATGCGGCAATGGATAATGGGGTAACTGAAAAAGAATATAACGATTTGAAGGAGGAAGGACAACAGATATCCAATGACATGAAAGCTGAACGCGATAAGATGGCTGATATGTTTGGATGGACAGGAGATGAATCGTCGTCTCAATCTTCCTCACAAAAAGGATTTGAAACAATGTCACAAGATACTGGTAAAGAATTGAATGGGCGTTTTACTGCATTTCAACTTTCCAATGAAGAAATAAAGAATCAGACGATTATACAAACTGGAGTACAACAGACAATGCTACAGAAATTGGAATTTTTATATAATTTCAATTATTCCTCTGCTACAGAAATGCGTGATATGGTAGCAGATGTTCTCAACTATCTCGATGCTATAAAGAAAGATACATCTCATTTATATTTTATACGAGAAAGCCTAGATAAAATTGAATATAATACAAAGGGATTATCAACAAGATGAAAGGACAAGCTTATATAAATGAAAAAGATATGTTTACCACTTGGGGAGCTACACTTGCCAAGGGGGCCTATGAAGCATTACTGAAACCTGCGCCTAATAAAGAGTTAATTCAGAATAAAAGCCGCCTAAGTCCTGGTAAAATAGTCATTACTAATAAGGATATATGCAAGACTGATGAACGGGACGTAACCTTATCTATTTGGATCCACGGGGAGTCTCAAAAAGATTATCTGACTAAGTATAAATCTTTTTTAGATGAAATAACATCAGGGGAGATCTTACTTAAAATTCCAATCCTAGATATGACATTTAAACTTACATATTCGAACTGCTCTAGTTATGGAGATTATGGACTCACAAAAGGTAAATTGACTTTAAAATTGAACGAACCTAATCCCCAAAACAGAGAAGTAACAGTATGATTAATATCAAAGACATATTCGGAAACATACGCTATTCTACTCCAATTAATGAAGGTAGTAAGCGCAAATATCTCTTGATGAAGGAGGATTATATCACATTGAAGTTTTCATTGGATGATCCTGTACACTTCAAGTTAGGAGATGGTATAGATAACGAGTTAGGCGTCTTTGAACTTGTGGACTTGTATAAGCCTGCTTATAACACATCAACAGGTGGCTATGACTACGAACTCCGTCTTGATGCTTACTATTGGAAGTGGAAAAATAAGAAGTTCTTCTATACTCCGGAGAGTACCGGTCGCGAGGCGAGCTGGAACCTGACAGCCACTCTTGACGTTCATCTTAAAGTCTTCCTTGATAACCTGAAATCACTCGGATACAAATATAGAGAAGAGGATTTTAAATATGAGATTGACACTACGGTTGAAAACACTTCCAAGCTCGTTTCGTATGATAGCGTAAACCTGATTGATGCCCTTACCCAAATGGCGGAGACATGGGAATGCGAGTGGTGGATAACGGATAAGACAATTCATTTCGGGCGCTGTGAATACAGCTCTCCCGTAGATTTCAAGGCCGGTGATTTGACAGATACTGAGAATGTGAACGTCAACAGTATGACACGCAGTGACAGCCAGACAACCTATGCTACTCGTGTTTATGCTTTTGGTTCTACTCGTAACATTCCTTCTACTTACCGTAAGAATCTTATTTTTGATGTCAAGCAGGTCAATGGCAGGGAAATATCTGATACAGCAAGGCCTCTTGATATAAAGTACTTTCCTGGCCGAGTGGTTCATAAGGAGGAATATCCAGTAAATGAGGGCATAGGTAGTGGTGCTTTTACCGCGTCATATACAGAATGGACGCATGACACTGATATTGTAGCTTCGTTGCCTTCAGGGGATTATAAGGTTTCCTCAGGAGATGGCATATCAATTAATGTATCTACGGTTATTCCTTCAATCGGAGCGGGGCGTTCTTTTCTTCCCGTCGGTGATTATGTATTGAAGGCCTCTTATATCTATAAAGTATCCGGCTCAACTAAAGAAGTTTCTATAGGTAACCAAACGGTAACCTTAGATCAGGATCAGCAATACGAAGTATCTGTAGCGTTTGCTGTATCCTCTTCTTTACAGATTGAAGGAAATGCCACAGATCTAAAGATTAGAATATATGTACGTGTTCCATCTCGTGAGTCCTCTATTCTGAACGATTCCTTCTCGGCTTATGTTTCATACGATATAACTCTGTTCAAAGGATCATCTGCAGATGCTACAGTAACCTTCCTTTCCGGACTAAATTCGGGTAATACATTCTCTTGTGTATATAATCCGGACCATTTAACAGGAGATTCGGCTAATGTTATACAATTGCCGAGTGGAGTTACGGCTTCTTTTGGTGACAGATATACGATTGACAACATCATCAAGGGAAAGGTACCTGACAGCTACTTCAGCAAAGACGACAAGGAGCTCACCTTAAATGGTGTGGTCCAGAAACGTCTTATGCTCCCGGAGGAAGTCCCTTATGTGGATGCCTACCGTTACAGCCCGACCGGTGAACGTATCAACATCGGAGATGAAAACTACGACGATCCTGATAACGTGGAAATGCCGGAAGAGGAAGCCATCGAAGAGATTGTCATATTCGAGGATGAATATCCTAAGTATATTGGTAGTACTGTGGTAGTTCCTGCTCCTACTTGGGAAGATGAAAAGGTTGATGATAAGCCAACCGGCAATAAATATCCTATCTATACCTTCAAAGATACAGGACTGAAGAACTTTACAGAAGATTTCAGACTGAATGGTGAAGAACTTCACATGATATTCCAAACTGGTAAGCTTGCCGGTATGGACTTTGCTATCAATATTGTAGAAAGCGATAATACCGGAACAACCTTTGAAATATTACATAATGAAGACTACGGACGCGCACTTCCCGACGATGCACTATTCCCGCAAGCCGCTCATACGGAAGATGGAAAGGATGTTCCTGCAGATACATATGTACTCTACGGATTCGATACCGCATTCATCTCCGAACAGATGCTGCCGGACGCAGGGCAAGAACTATTAAAGAAGACAAAGGAACACGTAAAGAAGTCCATGATTGACCCGTCCACCTACGATTGTGAGATGAAAGCTGATTTTATCTATAATAATGGCAATATCCGTACATATGAAGCGGGTGATAAAATAAACCTTATAAACAGGGCTTATTTCCCCAACGGTCGTCAATCCCGTATCATCGGTTTCGAGTGGCCGCTGGATATTCCATACGATCATCCTATATATACAATTGGTGAAACGGCTGCCTATTCGCGTATCGGTGAGATAGAAAGCAGGCTTGATAATCTTACTTACAAAGGACATACTTATTCCGGAAGTGCTGTCGGTGGGGGTGGAACCGGCATCTATGTCATAGGAGTTAACGATAAGACCTTGCCATCCGATAGGAGTGTATTTTCTGCAAAGAGATCAATGCAGGAACATATCAGTAAAAAGAAAGATGACACGGCCTCCGGCCTGATCACCTTCCTGCAAGGTCTCGTGTCCGAAACGGTGTCCATATTCCGGAAAGGGGTCAGATTCGGTGATTTCGTCACCGGCATGATCGGCGGTTCTGGCGGTGCTGTCACAGTTGAGGAGAAGACGGGCAAAACAATAATGGAGATTGATAAGGCCATCTTCCGTGAAGAACTTGTTGTCCCTAAGATCACCTTCAACTGCATTGACGTCATCTCCGGCGATAAGGCCAATACCTTCGCATTCGGAACAATCAGGTCCGTAGACACAGCAAACCGGATCATTGAACTTGACCTGCTTGAAGGGCAGACGGGCACCCCGAAAGTGAACGATATCTGTCGCGGCGTTTTTCATAAACTTGAAAGTGGAAACAAGACATCTGACAGCGCAGACGCAAACGGATTCCTAAACTACTCAGGATTCGCTACGACCTATTTCACACCTTCCGAAATTCTGTTGAACGAACCGGGAGCGATGAAGTTTAAATATACCCTGCAGCCTGGAACAACCGTCCACCCTTCATCCGGCATGAACTTCTACGCTTACGGTAACTTCACCGATGAGACCCGTCAGGCAATGACTTACGAGACCCGTTATTACACCCGCCGTCTTAAAAATGTCGATACCTGGGTAATTGACCCGACAAGGAACATCTCGATGCAGGACGGTCTTCTGGAAGGTCTGACGATCGGTGGTTTCGTGATGCACGGGCACGGCACCTTTCAGGAGAATACTTATCTGACCGGTCCCAACATACAGTTTACTCCATCTCAGATAGAGGAATTACAAGGGAAGTCGGCATACAACGTTTCTCTGTCTTCCTACGAGCGCGTAGTAAAGCTTGACAGTGCAGGCAATTTGACTTCTCTATATGAAGAGCTGAACGTCATCTCCGGTAATCAGAATATAGTTTCCGGTGATGAGAACGTCGTTACCTCCGTGTATAACCTTTCCACCCGTATCCAGGCATTCAAGGGTGAAACGGAACTGTTGTTTTCAGAATCAGTGGACAAGGACAGATATGTCGTTGTCGTATCCGCCACCGGCTGTCGCGCTTCCGTGGCTGCCGGTATCCTCACCATCACGGAGGTCACCAATTACGAAGAGTGTTACGTAGACCTGAAGATCAACTGTGAAGGAAATGCCGTATTTGACAAGCGGTTCTCGGTCGTGGTTGTCCGCAACGGCGCCGACGGTGAAGGAAGCATCACGGCTGACTTTAGCGACGAGATGCAGTCTGTTTCCTGTAGTGCTGACGGTACGGTCACTTCCGGCCTTCCGCTGACTTCCACCTTTTCAATGTACTACAGTTCCACGAAGCTGACGCTCGATTCGCTTTCCCGTGGCAGCGTGCCTGGCGTAACCGTTACAACCGACAAGGACACGGGAATAGTAACCGTCACGGCAATCACGAAAGATGCCGCTGATACCCTTCGTCTCCCGGTGACCGGAAAAGCAACCTATAACGGCGTACAATATGAGCGCACTATTCATCTTTCTATCAACAAGGTGAAGCCCGGCGCGGATGGAAATGACGGAGCGAATGCCGTCATCTACTCCCTGCAGCCATCCACTAATGTGATTAAAAAGGATAAGGACGGCAACAGCGATACGACAAACATTTCCTGCCGGATCCTGAAGACCGACGGCTCCTCTACGGTTGTCTCCTCCCGTCCCTCCGGCTATTCGCTGGATTACATCATAGATTCGGGTACGCCTAAAAGCTATACACCCGGAAGCAATATTGCCATATCGGGTATCACAAAGGATATTACGTTCAGGATGTACGCTGAAAACTCATCGGGTATCACCCTGGTTGATCAGGAAACGATTCCCGTCGTTCAGGACGGAAAGAACGGCGTTGATGGCACAGACGGTCACAGCCCTTATATCTCTGAAAACGGAACATGGATGGTGTGGGATGCAGATCAGGGAAAATACGTAGATTCCGGCGATCCGGCAAAGGGAGATGACGGTCATTCTCCCAAAATACAGAATGGCACCTGGTGGGTCTGGGATGCGGAACAAGGAAAGTATATAGACACCGGTATCAAGGCAAAGGGAGAAGACGGGGACCCCGGAACTGATGGAAGGTATACCGAACTCCGTTACCGCTATGCCTTTGACAAGCCTGCGGCTCCTGCGGGTGTGAATCCCGCGGGGTGGTTTCTGTCTCCCGAACCGAAGGATTTATCATTTATCCGGCATACCGGTGACTTCATACTTACTGATAACATGTATATTTCCCCGACCCCGGCATCTGACTCCGCTACTTACAAGGAACGCATAACCTTCGTTACGTCTTATGAGAATCAGGTGATCGACCTGTTCCTTTCGGTATCTTCTGAAGCTGGCGACTTCGGCCTTGTCTGCCCTATCGACGTAGCCTATACCGATAATGTAACAGCCTTGTGGAGGAAGTCTGGAATCGTTTCGGAAACGCTGAGTATCACCGTTCCCTTCTCCGGTTCCCATTTCATCGATATCGTTTATAAAAAGGACAGTTCTCTCAGCCGGAATGAGGACCGCATGAAATACCAGGTTATTTATCCGCGCACCTGCTGGCTGTCCACATCAGTCATCAATCCGAATACGAATGCTTCCGCCTGGAGCGCTCCTGTCTTATTTCCGACCGATACGCCGGAAAACGAACAGGTATACCTGTTGTCGAAGTCACATATTGTCGTGGACTTCCCTTCATCTGCCCCTTACACGGACGAGTACATCGGTGAGGCTCCCGCTTACGACAGCAAGAAAGCATACGTCAGGGGAAATATCGTCAGATATAACAATAATTACAGGGTGTGCCTGATCAGCTGCACGGGCATCGCTCCGGACACGTCCACGAACTGGGAGGATATCGGATGGTGGACAGACAATCCATCAGGAGCGGGCGAAGCGTTCCCTTACGAATACCAGTGTTCGCGTAAGTTTACGGACGGCAAATGGGATAATTATGAGAACACGATCCTGTTCACCCACTTCGCCAAGGACGGTACGGACGGCAATGACGGTATAACTCCCGTCGTGACGCAGTTGATCCCTTCGGTCACACAGATCGGACGCACCATGACCGGCAGCTATGAACCGGAATCGTTTACCGTTTCGCACAAGGACACGGAAGGTACCCTTGTCAATGCTTACATGGCAGTCTGGGGCAGCAATGACGGCAACTCGTGGACGCGGATTGGAAGCGTTGAGAACGTATCCTCGAAATCTATTAACGTGGCACGGTATCCTTATAAATACTTTGTGGTACGTACCTACGGGACATCCTCCGCCTCGTTCGGCAGCGATTATCTGTTGAGCACTTCCGTAAGCGTCCTGCATGACGGTGAGAAGGGAGAATCCGGAGCGCAGGGTGCCATGCCTGTTTATTGCGGATTCTACGAGAGCGGTGTGGGCTATACCTATACGGACGCCACCCGTGACATTATCAACTACAATATCGACGGCGGAGTATTCACCTTCCAGGTGAAGGTACATGGTGCGGTGGTCACGACGCCTCCGACATCCTCCACCGGTGACGCCAACTGGGAACCTGCCGGCAAGTTCAAGTTCGTAGCCATGGACACGGCCTTGATTGACGGTGCCAATATTGCCGGATTCATGTACAAGAATCTGCTGATGAAATCCCGTCTTGGTCTGCTGAGAGGAACGGAGACGGATATCAAGGATGTGGGTGAATCTGACATGCAATGGTTTAAGCCTTATTTACAGCTTGACGGAAATGCGGGTTACATAGACGCGATGGCTAACGTGAGAGTAGCGTATCAGATCATTGACGCTGGTACGGATCTGAAAAAGAACCTTTCATGGATGGTTCTGAATGCTTCCGGGTATAACAGAATCAACAATCTCGGCAATCCGGATACGGGTATCGGTCTGCAGATTTACATGCACGAACTTGGATCGCAGGTGTTTATCGGTAATTTCTACAGTTATGCGCTATATGTGTTTCTGAATGTACAGTTATCAAATGATGTGACTTATGCAAACTCAATTACGACGGTCAAGATCAAAATACCCGCCGGCAAAATGTTCAGAGGGGTTGTTATTCCCAACGCCTTAACCTATCGGAATGGCGGAGTCACGGTGATTGAGCAGGATGGTACGGAAGTCCGCTATCCGTTCAGCCTGTGTATCTATCCCTACTCGGAGCTTATCTACATAGGAGTGACAGGGAATTACAATAACATCCCTTATTACGAGGTGGTGCATTAAGGAGAACTTTTAATTTGTAAATTATAGCCGTAGCGGTCTGTGAAGATAGCGAGGCACAATCTTAAAAAACATGGATTATGGAAAATCTAGACATAAAAGACTTTCAGAGTGTTTCCTCCGTGTCGGAACTGGATAACATTCTGCTCGTACAGAGTACGGGAGTAAACGGCAAGATGACGGTCGCCTTATTCAAGACGGCTGTCAGGAATGATGTTACACCCTCCATCAAGGAGAACGTCTGGTGGATCGGTACCGTTAATACCGGAATCGTAGCCGCCGGAAAGACCCCCGAGTTCCGCAAGGGTGACCTTGGCATTGAATGGAAGTATACGACCGATACGGCATGGAAGCTGCTGGTCAATTACGAATCCATCTCATTGACCTTTGACGATCTTACCGAAGCGCAGAAAAACTCGCTGAAGCTTCATTTCAGTGATCTGACCGGGGCGGAGATAGCGCAGTTGCAGCAGCCGGCCCGGGATATGATCGCTACCCTGCAGGCGACGAACACAAGCGTGACGGATGCCGAGAATCTTCGTGTCGAAGCGGAAGAGAAACGTAAGACGGACACGGCCGCCGCGATTAAATCGGCTACAGACGCGGCAGGCGCAGCCAATACAGCAGCCAAAAACGTCCAGGACGGCAAGACGCCCGCATTCGAAATCGGTACAGTACAGCAGGGTACTTCCGCTTCGGCTGCCGTCACGGCAAACGGTACTGACGCCTCGGGCAATCCGAAATACAGGATCAACCTCACCCTGCCCAAGGGCGACAAGGGAGACAACGGCAAGACACCTGTATTCGAGATCGGGACGGTCAGCCAGGGATCTTCTGCTTCAGCCAGCGTCACGGCAAATGGTACAGACTCATCCGGCAATCCGAAATACAAAATCAACCTCACCCTGCCCAAGGGCGACAAGGGCAATCCCGGGACTGACGGGGAAGACGGAAAAACGCCCTCCTTTGAAATTGGAACGGTAGATAAGGGAGAGTCCGCATCCGCTACGGTCACGGCAAACGGTACTGACTCATCCGGCAATCCGAAATACAGGATCAACCTCACCCTGCCCAAGGGAGACAAGGGCAATCCCGGGACTGACGGGGAAGACGGTACGGATGGAAAAACCCCTGTGCTGGAATTTGGAACGGTCGCTACCGGTAATCCTGGCACGCAGGCATCCGCTACGCTGACGGCTAACGGAACAACGGCAGAAGGCAATCCGAAGTATCTGCTTTCACTGACTATTCCGCGGGGAGACAAGGGGCTTCCTGGAGAAGGATCGGGCAATGTGTCCGCGTCCGGAACCGGACTGGTAGCAGGAAAGAAGTACCTGTTTGTACCTTCTTCCAACGGCAGTACGGAAGGCTCCTTCGTAGAATACGCGGCACCCACCATTCCCGAACAGGTGCAGCCGGACTGGAATGCTACTTCCGGGAAAGGTGCCATCCTGCACAAGCCCACGATTCCGGCAAAGGTAAGCCAGCTGACGAACGACAGCAACTTTGTAAGTAAGTCATATGTAGATGATGAGATAGACAAGATTCCCACGCCCGACGTATCCGCGCAGATTGGAGCGCATAATACATCAGGGACAGCGCATGCGGACATCCGGACCTTGATCACAAACTACCTTTCGACGGCAAAAGGATATACGGATACTCAGATATCCGCACTGATCGGAACGGCTCCGGAAATTCTTGACACCCTCGGAGAACTTGCAGCGGCTGTGCTGAACAATCAGGATGCTGTTACGGCGATCAATAATGCTATCGCTCAGAAGCTGGGAAAGACGGAGGCTCAAAATCTGTACGTCGCATTACAAGGTTATGTAGCTTATTCGCAGGCGGAAAAGACCAAGTTAGCTGGAATCGCAGCAGGAGCAAATAAGATTACCGTCGATTCTTCCTTGTCGGGCACCAGTACTAATCCTGTTCAGAATAAAGTTATTAATACCGCTCTGGCAGGCAAAGCTGCATCTTCCCATACTCATACGAAATCTCAGATTGTCGATTTTCCGACTATTCCTACCGACAACAATCAGTTGGCAAACGGTGCCGGATACCTCACTGATGCCCCTGACGACAATAAGCAATATGGTCGGAAGAACGGTGCATGGTCGGAAGTCGTTGCCGGAGCGGGAGGAGGAGTTGAATACTATGATATCAATTGGCTGTTGGATATGTATGAAGATGGAAATTGTACACAAGAGCAATATGACGGGTTATTGGATGCAGTTCAGAATAACAAATATATGGGATTTCCGACTTTTTCTATGGTCGGAGATGACAGCATAATATCACTGTCGGTTATTATTGGATTAGCAGTTCAAAATCTTGCTGGTGCTTCGGTTATTAAATGGGTAATCACCCCATCACTTCAGGTCGAATCATCTTCGGGAGACATACTTGGCGGCAGAAAAGTAGATGAAAATTCTTCCACTGCGGCCGTAATTTACTTGCGGACCGATAATTTTCCTGTCGCTGTCAATCCTGTTACTTTAAATGTGAGCATGCCGGAATCTGAGAACTCCGCTGATGAATATATTTTCCAGTTCACCAGCGGAATCTCTCCGACAGTGCTGACCATGCCCGCTTACATTAAATGGGTCAATGAACCCGTGATAGAGGCTAATAAGACATATCAGGTATCTATAGTTAACAAAATAGCGGTGATAGGAGGTGTGGAATGAGTTACTTTAGAAGAGGGCTGATGATGGCGCAGCAGAAGATTGAGAACCCATATGATTTTAATGGGACGGACCAGTATCTGGATACCGGCATCAAGTTATGGACCGGACAACCCTTTACGCTGATGCTGGTCTTCACGTCACGAGCGGTGGATAACGGAGCGAATCAGACCATATTCACTACACGTAACCATGGAAGTGAGCATGGTGTCACTTTCTCCCAACTTACAGGATCAGCCTTTGAACGCTGTAGTATGATTGGAAAAAGTGGATATACTCCTAGTACGGTTTTTGATGATAGTGTGTATGGCGTCAGAAGAGGGCTGGTTTTGACTTCTAACGGTAATAGAGTTACTTATAGTAAAATCGTGACCAGTAATGACGCTTATACTTATAGGATTCCTTCCAGTATATCACTTCCTTCATTCCACACCGATGAAACACTGTTGCTGGGAGCAAACAGAATAGCTTCAGGAATAGGAGAATTTTGGAACGGAAAAATAAATGCGATGCGTATTGATAACAGAGAACTAGGGGCAAATGAAAAATATAATTTCTTTATAGCACAAGGATTATGAAACAGTATTATAAGATTGAAAACGGAAAGAAGATATTCGCCGGACGGCGAATCATCATAGGTGACATGCAGGTGATCAATCCTGCGCATGAGCAGTATATAGAAGCGGGATGGACGGAGTATACCCCCGAACCGGTCGTGCCACAGCCGAAGTTGGCTCCCTATCAGGATGAGATGGTTATGGCTATGCGGTCATTCATGCAGCCTCAGTTGATGACGCTCTCAGACAGTGAAGCACTTGAAAAGAAGGTGCTGTATGACACGTGGAGCTCGAAGATCGGCATCAATGTGTCACAAGGCGAACGGTTGTATTACGATGACAAACTGTATAAGGTCCGGCAGGAACATCTTGTGCAGGAACAGTATCCGCCATCGACCGATACGTTATCTCTTTATGAAGTGATTCAGGAACAGAGTACCGGGACGAAGGATGATCCGATTGCCTATGTCCGGAACATGGCTTTGGAACATGGCAAGTTCTATACCCAATACGACATTTTATATGAGTGCTATAATGCCATGCAGGCTATGCCGTATGACTTAAAAGACTTGGCAGCTCATGTCAGGGTGGTAGAATAAAAAACCGCCTGCTCATCACGAGTTAGCGGTTTATAAACACAAACAAAACAAACATTAAGGGAAATATCCCTTTGTTTAAGCAATACAAAGGTAGTATTAATAATTAGATAGAGAAAAGGAATATGGGATTAAATGAA